TAAACAATGGTTTTTATTTTTTGGAAAAAAAAATTATATCATTTTTAACAAATTAAATAAAATTTACTAAATACAAAATCTCTAAAAAGTGTTGGTAATTATAACTAATAAGAGCAATTTAAATTAAATTTCTTATTTTTTTATTTTGCTAAAAAAACGTCATTTTTTGGATGATTAAATGATAAATAAATAGTTGAAATATTTTTTCATGAAAAAAACTTTGGTTATTATTGCTGCTAGAGGTATCGGAGACTTAATATATCATTTACCATTATTGAGATCTTTGTATGAAAGTTATAAAGAAAAACTGATAATTCTTTCAAACAAAGTTAACCATTCCAAAGAAGTTTATAAATTTGAAACTTTTTATAAAGAAATAATTGAGTTTGAAAATACAAGATTTTCATTTTTTAAAACCTTAAAAACAATAAAAAACCTAAAAAATATAATTAACAAATGCAATGTAGATCAATTAATTCTTACTGCTAGTCCACGTAGATTAATGATGCCAGTTTATTTAAGTGATGTAAAAGAGAAAATTATTTTTGGTCAAGGAAAATTTTTTTTTACAAAAGATAATAAATACCAATATCTCACTCATGCTGATAAAATTATGAAATATACTGAAAATTTAAATTTGCCTACCAAAATTAAAAATTTTAATCTTACTAAATCAAATTTTAAAAGTATCGATGAAACTAAAAAAAAACCTCATATATTTATAAATTTAGATTCTCATCACGATCAAAATAATTGGAATATTAAAAACTACATTAATATAATTTCTCAACTGTTAATTTATGAGTTAAAAATAAACATTAATTTTTCACCAACAAAATTGTATTTTTTAAAACTTGTACTGATCTTGCCATTTTATTTCTCCTAAATTGAGGCGTGGCCCGATACGGTACCACAGATGACCTCTAGTATGTTCATTACTATTTATAAGAGAGCAGGCCAAAAAAACGCCCCTGCGGTGGGAGGGGCGTCCAAAAGTGTGTGTTCTTTATTATTATATAATGACGAACACTTTTTTGTAGAACTTCTCTTACATCAGATTTGCGATCTGCACTCTACGGTAGTAGACGTTTGAATCTCTCTGACCAGCATCGTCACGTGGCGAAGCTTCAGCAAACGGATTCATGACCAAACCATATCGTGTCTTAAAACCAATCTTCGGCTGGAAGGAATTCTCACCGACCGCACGGACCATCTGCAACGGAACGTATGGGCAATAGAATAGACCAGCATCATAAGGTGACGTACCCTTATAGCCAACAACATAGTACTGAGTAGCAGCTGCACCAGTACCGGGGCCAGCAAAATAAGGTACTGCCATATTCGCATACGGATCAACGTATACTTTTAGGCGACCATTCAAGACACCAGCAAAAGTGTTGCCTGTCGAATCTACGTTCAGGTTATCCTGAAGGGCAGATTGATAGTCAAGCAGACCAGCCATTGTCATGGCAGACGCAACATCAGCAGAACAAAGTAAGATGTTACCTTTACCACGGCGTGTATCACGAGCGATTACGTTTGCATCTCTCTCCATCGCAAACATTAGGCCTTTAAATTTTTCAACAGACCAGCGACCGCCGGAATCTGTATCAAGATCAAAGATACCGGCATTAGCGACATTCGACTGGGCGCCATGACGAGCATTGATGTAAATAGTACGAATAACCTCACGGTTAATTTCAGATAGGATCTCAGCAGACAGAATGTTTGCGAGTTCGGTCTCAGCATCGAGTCCGTGAATCGCCTTCAAATCTTGTGCGAGTTCCATTGTGTATTCAGCTTTCAAAGCACGGGAACGAGCCGTTACCGTTGACTTCTCAATACTAAAAGCCATTTCTGCAAACTGATTTGCAGCAGAATCGCCTAAAGCTTCAGCTACGCCTGTTGTCATACCATGTTGGACGTTATAACTAGCAGCTGAAATAGCGGCTACAACATCAGAACCAACCTGACTCGCAGCACCACCAGCTTTCTGCATCGCCCACGATGTGTCAGCTTCATTAAACAGAGCTTCTACACCACTCTGTGTACCATACCGAGACTTCATTGCAAAGATAAGACCTGTAGGACCAGTCATTGGCTGGACGCCACAAATATCATAAGCAATAAGAGAAGGCATAGCACGACGAACTAGCGAAATCAGGATCGGATCCCAATTCGCAATTGCGGAACCAGTTGCGTTAGCAGGCGCTGCCTCACCGAGAAACTCACGATCCTCAGACATTGCCTTTTCCTGGTTTTCTAAAATTACAGTAGTTACAGCACGCCGGTACGAATCCTTAATCTCGGGAAGATCAGGATGCTCTAGGACTGGCTGCCATTTTTCCTGTAGGTGTTCAGTGTTAAACATTGTTTTCTCCCTTTTTTATTTAAATAAAAATTTTTAATATCACAACTATCAGCTAGCTCGTTTCTGGGCTCTACTAATAGTATTCATATATGCAGCCATTTTACCGGATGACATTTCTACATCTTCATAATTCGGCGCTGCTTCTACTTCTTCGTTAATCATAGCTTTTGGAAAATAAGAGTCTTTGATTGTCTCTAACTTCAAACGATAATCGTCTGAATTCTCGTACTCTACACTTTCTGCTAGTTCAGAAAATTTCTCAACTTCTGTATCTGCTAGATCAGAAGCCACATCTAAAAGAATTTCATTCTTTGACAGTTCATTTACTTGCGTTGTCAGAGTGATATTCTTCTCAATCTCCTCATTAAGGCGACTTTCCATTTCATCAGCTTGCGTTGCCGCAGCTTCTAACATATCAAATCTCTCATCAGGAATTGCAATATCATGCTCTTCAAACAGTGATCTCAAACCAGCGATAAACTGTTCAGCAAGTTCAGTCTTGAGCCTATGCTCAACTGCCAACTCATTCTTCTTCATCCACTCTTCCACAACATAGGTGAGGTAACCATCAACTTTCTGAGTCAACTCATCTTTTGCTTCGTTAATAGCAGAATCATAAGCCTCTGCATACTCTTCCTCTAGACGTTCAAGTTCCGTGCGGATCTTTGACTTCAATGCAGCTTCAAAAATTGTAGCAGCTTTCGTCTTGAATTCCTCGGAAAGACCTTCACCAGATGTTAATGCATCAACATCACTGGAAAGATCAATCTCAGCAACTCGCTCTTCAGCGGTAGGACGCTTCTTACTGCGAGCACCTTCCTCTTCATCGTCTTTATCTACATCAGTCTGTTTCTTTTCACCATCTTCTTCATCTTCATCAGGTTCTATCTGAGGTCGTCCTTCTGTTCCACCACCCTTTCCAGCCTTTTTCTTTTCGGCTTTACGAGCAGCGGCTAGGCCTTTCTCCTCAGGATCGACACCTTCTAAGTCTAATTCTTCCCGGGTCCCTACCTTCATCTCACCACTGCCATCACCCATAGGTTTCGGAGAAGCGTCAGAAGATTTGGTTGTAGGAGGACTAGCCTTTTTCGCCTTTTTAGTGGCGGCATCACCTGGATCAGATTTAGCTTCTGGAGAAACAACAGCAGGTCCCATATCTACCGTCTCACCACCCGGAGTTCCACCTTCAATCTTGGCTTCTTTCTGGGCAGCTGCGGCACCTTTCATGGCAGCCCGTGGATCGCCTTTAGTATCTAGGCTACCCTGTGCTTCATCTAGAGGGTTACCAAGTGTTTCATCAGCAATTCTCTCTAGTTCAGTGTTAATATCCGTCATTTGGAATACTCCCTTCTTTTAATGTACATATAAGTTATTTATAATATTCAAAATTTTGACATGAAATTTTCAAAGATTTCTACAGCCTTTTCTTCTCTAGCCTGCGCCCTCTGATACTTCATGTTCAATTCTCTCTTATAAGCATCAATATCCATCTCTTTTACTGCGCCGTTCTCCCATACCCAATCTTTACCTTCCATAATACCTTCTACGAAAGCATTGGGGGCAGACGGATCTGCGACTATATCTGCAGCAGTTGCCAGATAGAAATCATCTTTTACAACTTGGGCACCTCGCATTGGAACGAGTGACCCCATACCTCGGGACGAAACCCCTAACTTGGCACCTTCGTCTATGAGATTCTTTACAATTTTACCATACGGAGTATCCAGGATCTTAGCTTCACCAATAAAATTATTACCATCAGGATATAACTTGGTGATTAAATGTGATACTCTCTCTAGGTTTACAGTAGGTCCATCTGGATGGCCGAGTTCACCAAATGCCCTATTCTTCTGTATGTATTCTTTGTTATATCTACCTACTTCTTTTTCTAGAATGTGCATCGGATAGATGCGACCATTTCTGTTTTTAATCTCGGCTTGTAAAAATGGACCTCGGATTTTATAGTTCTTCTTTCCGTCACCATCTTCTATAAGATAATCAATATCTTCGATTGATTCAGATATAAGTTTCATTTACTTCTCCCGGGCAG